ATGGCAGGCCGACCCCCAATTTGGAATACCCCCGAAGAACTATGGGCTGCGTTTGAGCAATACCGAGCCGAGAACAAGGCCAACCCTTACCGGGTGCAGGACTATGTCGGCAAGGATGGGAACATGGTTTACCGGGACAAGGAGCGTCCGATTACCTTTCGTGGCTTTGAAGGATGGCTTGCAGAAAATGGGGTTTGCTATGACCTTTCGGATTACAGGAAGGGGACTACGGACCTGCACAAGACATTCTCCCCAATCATTACACGCATAAGGCTGACCTGCGACAAGGATATGCTGGAGGGTTCAAGTGCTGGCGTTTACTCGGCCAACATCGCCTCTCGTCTTCTTGGTTTGGTTGACAAGCAGGAGAACACGGTTCATATTGAGCAACCCCTGTTTGGGGATGGACTTTAAGTACACGACCGCTATCAGCCGAATCCGTCGGATGACGGCCCGGAAGAAGGTCATCCAAGGCGGAACAAGTGCGGGGAAAACCCTCGCCATCCTTGCGGTCCTCATCGACATCGCAGCCAAGAACAAGACCGAGATATCGGTCGTGTCCGAATCCATCCCTCACCTACGGAGGGGTGCAATCAAGGACTTTGCCAAGGTCATGCAATGGACGGGCCGATGGGTCGCAGACCGATGGAACAAGACCCTCCTGACCTACAACTTCGCTAACGGCTCGGTCATCGAGTTTTTCTCTGCTGACTCCGAGGCAAGGCTGCGAGGTGCAAGGAGGCAGGTCGTTTACATCAACGAGGCGAACAACATCGACTTCGAGTCCTACTACCAGTTGGCAATCCGTACCAGCGAGGCCATCTACATCGACTTCAACCCGACGCATGAGTTTTGGGCGCATACGGAGGTCCTGCCCGAACAGGATGCAGAACTGGTCATCCTTACCTACAACGACAACGAGGCCCTGCCTGATACCATCAAGCGGGACATCGAACTGAACCGCACCAAAGCCGAAACGTCTGCGTATTGGGCGAACTGGTGGAAGGTCTACGGCCTTGGTCAAGTCGGGACGCTTCAGGGTGCGATATACGAGGACTTCGAGGTCGTGGAGGGTATAGATGTCAGCCGTGCGAAATTCGTCGCCCTTGGGCTTGACTGGGGCTTTAGCAACGACCCAACCGCACTCGTAGCAATCTACCGCCAAGGGGACTGCCTGCTGATTCAGGAACTGCTCTACGCTACGGGCCTTACCAACCAAGACATCGCAGACAAGTTGCGGACCTTGGGCATCACAAGGGCTTGGGAAATCGTGGCGGATTCAGCAGAACCCAAGAGCATCGAGGAAATCTACCGTCTTGGCTTTAACATCAAGCCAGCGGAGAAAGGCCCCGACTCGGTCAGGAACGGGATTGACATCTTGAAACGCTACAAGTTGCAGGTTACCAAGGACTCGACCAACCTCATCAAGGAATTGCGGTCCTACACTTGGGCCACCGACAAAGAGGGCAAGAACACAGGGGTCCCGATTGACTCGTTCAACCACGCCTGCGATGCGATGCGGTATGTGGCACTCAACAAGTTAAGAGTAAGCAACTCAGGGAAGTATGTTGTGGTTTAACTTTGAGGCATGAAACAAACAGCATTAGAATGGTTAGAGCAGAATATGCCAAATATCAGTAAACATATTCCATTAGGTATAGCATTGGAATTTATGGCTAAACTTAATCACGCCAAAAAAATTGAAAAAGAGCAATTAAAAGATGCTTACGGTGATGGGATAAACGCCCACAGAACAGGTTTTTGTAATAGAGATGAGTATTTTGATAAAGCATATCGTGCCATTTAACTTTGCCCTATGAACACCGAACGCATCATCGACCTAATCATCGAAATCGGCAAAGCGGTTGCAGCCGTTTTCTTTATCCTCACTTTACTGACCCTCCTTTGGACCTTATGAAAGTCGTCCACTACTATCACATTTATTGCGGAGGGAATTGGCAGTTAATCCTCAACCAGCACATGATGGCGGTTTGCAACTATGGCCTCATCGGGGTCTTGGATGAGATAAGGGTCGGCATCGTCGGGCCACCCGAACAACGCAAGGCGGTCAAGGAGGTGCTGGAGAACTCGATGGTGGCCGATAAGGTCAAAGTCGTGGTAACCCGGACCAACGCTTGGGAGCAGGCGACGCTGACCGAGATGTACCGGGCAAGTCAGGAAGAGGAAGCCGTGTACCTGTACGCTCACACGAAGGGGGCAAGCGACCCATCATTGATAAACCAGTTGTGGAATCGCAGCATGACCTTCTTCAACGTGGTCGCATGGGAGCGGTCCATGCAACTGCTCGAAGGCGTGGATGCGGTGGGATGTCATTGGATTACCAAGGAGCAGTTTCCCCACATGGCTGACCACAACAACCCCGACGGCTACCCCTACTTTGGGGGAACCTATTGGTGGGCCAAGTCGTCCCACATCAAGGAACTGGGCGAACCTGTACGGGACCACCGTTGGCAGGCAGAGCATTGGATTGGCAAGAAGCCTGACACGAAGGTCCACGATACCAACCCCGGATGGCCGGGTCCCGAAAAGTTTGTAATCACATTTTAACCATGAAAGACAAAGAACTGATCGCCATCCTCGACGAGTTAGACCTCAATGGTGCTGACTGGGACGGAGGAACCGACAAGGCCAACGGCCACAACTACACAAGCACCTATGCCAAGTACTTGGCTGAAATGCGAGCCGACCACATCAACTTCGTGGAGATAGGCGTGTGGCACGGAGGGTCTATGGCTATGTGGTGCAAGTATCTACCCAAGGCCAAGTTCCTGTTCTACGATATTGCCAACCAAGTCAAGCCAAAGGCTGACAAGCACATTGACTGGACTCGTTCAAGGCTTCACATCGCATCGGCCTACACCCCCGAATCCGTGCAAGTCGCAAGGGACTATTTTAAGAACGGCATTGACTTCCTGCTTGACGATGGCCCGCACACCTTAGAATCCATGTTGCAGGTCGTCAGCCTGTATGCACCGTTGATGAACCAAGGCGGTGTCTTAATGATTGAAGATGTGCAGAGCAAGGATTGGTTCGTGAACCTGTCAGCCGTAGCACCGAGCAATTCAATCTTTGAGGCCATAGACCTTAGCGAATCGGGTCGATACGACGACCTTATTGCCGTTTACAAGTTCTAACCATGGGCATCCCCGTAATCATCAACAACCGCAACCTGCTGACATGGCCCAAGGCGATGGTCAGGGACTTGAGTAAGTGGGAGGGGATTGGGGACATCTACATCGTGGACAACGGTTCAACCTACGAACCTTTGCTGGAGTGGTACGCCACCAACCCCTGCAAGGTCGTAATGCTTGACGAAAACTTGGGCCATCAAGCCCCATGGACTTCGGGCTTGGTGCAACAACTGGGAGAGCCGTTCTATGCGGTTACAGACCCGGACCTTGACCTTTACAAGACCAGCAAGCGGACGATTCCCATGTGCTTGGAGTGGTTGCAACAATTCCCCCAAGCAGGCAAGGTCGGCCTGTCGCTCCGATGGGATGACGTGCCTCCAAGGTCGTCGTACTACACCCACGTCAACAACTACGAGGCGACTCGTCAGCGTAACTCACGGGTCATCATGGCAGCGAGAGTTGACGTGCCTATTGATACGACTTTTGCCGTTTACAATCGGCAGGAGTACTTCATCGGTGGGGTTTCGTTGCTTGAGTCAGCGAGGCACATTCCATGGTATTACTCGGAGAAAGAACGCAAGGCTGATAAGGAGTTCAGCCAGTACCTTGCATCGGCATCGTCGGCATCGTCCTACAAAACCTTCTTGAAACTATGAAACTCCAAGACCTGACCATTGACCAGTTCCAACGCATCGGAGCCATTGAGTTCAGCAGCGTCCTTGGGGACTACGACAAGCGAGCAGGAGTCGTTGCAATCGTTGAGGGAGTGGATATATCAATCGTTCGAGAAATGCCCGCCAAGAGCGTCCTAAAGCGTTACAAGGCCATTATCAGCGAGTGGAACGCATTGCCCGCCTTGGGTTACAAGCGAAAGTTTAAAGCCGGGGGCAAGTGGTGGATTCCGACGGTGTTCACGGACGAGTTGACGGCCGGTCAGTTGATTGAACTCATGGACGCAAACACGACGGACGAAAAGCAACTGCTTCAAAACCTTCACCGAATCATGGCGACCTTGTGCAGGGAGGGCGGGTTATTCGGATTATTCCCGAAAAAGTACGACGGGGCTGCCCATGCGGAGCGAGCCGAACTGATGAAGAAGCACGCCAAGGTGGGCGATGTTTGGGGGGTTGTCAGTTTTTTTTTGCTAAGTTCAGAATCCTACTTGAAAGTTTTGAGCGACTATTCCAAGCACCTGATGACGAAGGCAGGGGAGTTGACGTAAGCCCTCTCGCAGGGTATGGTTGGCTGATGGT